GGCGCATGGCGTCGCTGAGCGTGTTGTCGGCCTCGAAGTAGGCGCGGTCGCTGGCTTTGATGAATGCAGGCCGGGTGTTGGCTCCAAAGGCGCCCTTGACGGGTTGTCCCCGGTAGCTGTAGGGGACATAAGTCGGGACAAACTCCGGCGGGATGGTGGTTTTGGTTGGAGTGTTCATTGTTGTTGAATCGTTTATCGGTTATTGATGGTATCGTCGGCCTTATCGCGGAGGATGGCTCGGAGGTTGTCTTTGCCGATGGCCTCGACGAGGGTCTGGATGGCGCGATTCATATTCTTGCGCTCCTTATCCTCGGCGCGTTCGCGGATGCTCATAAACTCGATCACGCAGAGGAAGATGCTCATCAGGCAGGTGACCACCGGGAAGCCCACGATGGGGTGCAGCCGCATGAGCAGCAAGAGATGGGAGTAGTGGATCATCAGGTCGATCATGGCGGCGATGATGACGCCGCCCTCGTAGACCATAAACTTTCCCACGGTGCGCGAGAGGCCGTAGGAGGTGCAGAACCGGCCGGCCTGCTTGGCCTTGTGCACACCGCTGGCGAGGTCGAGCATCATGGCCAGCAGGACGAATAGGGCACACACGCAGGCGATGGCCAGCATGGGGCGTGTGCCCTCAAAGAGTACTTCCATTTGTTTGTTGTTAGTTGTTGGTGGACGACTACACTTAGATGTCGGTAGATGTGACGCTTCGCTCAATCATCAGATAGCCTTCTGAGGTTCGAGATAGCGTGATGGCTTCGGTCATGAAATAGAGCGTCCTTCCTCCCCATGAGGTTTTCCCTTCTAACCCACCGTTACGGAGTGGGGCGTTCAGTTCAAACTTGCTAACGGGGGAATAGACAACCCCAGCTTTTCCCGGCTGAAGTTCGATGGATAACGGGACAGACTCACCATTTACAACTGGTGCCTCACCCGTACCTGTAGCGAGTGTGATAGGCGTTCTTCCTCGATCATTCTTCACGTTGTATTTGTGGACGATGCCGGTGAAGGTCTCTCCTCCAGCGCTGCCGCGATCTGTTGCTATGTTTAATATCATGTCAGTTGTTGTCTCTTGAGTAATGCAGCGGGGCGGACGTGATGTCCTCACAGCCCACCCCGCTGCGGTTGATTGATGTTTTGAAGAATCCTTGAATCCCCCGAGGCTTTACCTCGGGCGTGAGACGGTGACCAGTTTCTCGATCATCAGATAGCCCTCCGTGGTACGCGAGAGGCGATCTTGACTCTTGAAGGAGAGCGCGAGCGGGTCGTAGGTGTTCGAGAAGTTCGCCTCGAATCCGGCCCCGTGGTTATCCGCTCCAGTGCGGAAATCCATGATGTTGGAATAGACGGTGGCCGTCTGCCCGTGGCTGATGGTGACTACACGAGGCACCTGTTGACCGTTGACAATGATGTCCGAGTCTCCGGAGGTGGCCACGCGAATGTCGTAGCCCGCATTGTTCGTCACATCGTACTTGTAGACGTAGTTCTCGAACGTATCCACGGGGACGGCAAACGTCTGGACACTCCCCACGATTTGCCCCTGCCATCCGGCCTGCGCGGTACGGGCACGGACGGTGACGCGCCTGTTCTGCCGATCAAACGTGCAGGAGTCCACGTAGGGAGCCCCCGCCTGCGGCGGTGTGCCCTTCGGCCCATCGGGGTAGTATCCGGGGGCACCTTGCACGGTGCCGTTCGAGGGGTGAAAGCCTACGGCATCCTTGACCTCGGGAATCACGCCCGGCTGAAGGTTACCGTCACGATCCATGAAGGCAAAGCCCTGCAAGACGGTGTCGGGGCGGGCCGTCACGCCGTCCAAGTTGCCCGGCCCGCCACCTGCATATTGGTTCAGAATCATAAGATCAACACGTTGAAGTTGACGAATCCCTCAGGCTGTTTTGAGCAGGCGAAAGTGATACTCCCCTCGGCCTGTTCGACGGCATAAAGGCCAGCCTTACCGGCGGCTTCCATTGAATCCGGAGCGGGGCTAACGATGATGTGGTTCGACGCCGTGACACCCTCCACAGCCACCGTGCGACGCTTGTCAGGAGACCATCCGGAGGCATCGAGGGCTACCGTCCGCGCTACGACCTTCATCGGGTCACCCTTCTCCCCCTTGAGCGAAGCGAGGAACTCGGCCTTGCTGCCGGAGTGTCCCTCCTCCAGCCACAGCTGGTAGGCCGATTTGCCGTCGTCGCCCTTTTCGCCCGGCTTGCCCTTGGCCTGCTTCATGTACTCCTCGAAGGAACCCGTGTGGCCGGCTTCCAGCCAGAGCTGGTAGTCCGACTTGCCGTCGTCGCCCTTCTCCCCTTTCAGCGTCAGAAGGAAGTCCTGCAAGGTGCCGTTGTTGCCCTGCTCCTTCCACAGGTCGTAGTTCGACTTGCCCGGAGCGCCCTTCTGCGCATTGAGGAAGTCTGTGACGGTACCCTCGTTGCCCTGCTCCTTCCATAAGTCGTAGGCACTCTTTCCGTCGTTGCCCTTTTCGCCCGGCTTGCCCTTCATATCCTCCACGAAGTCCGCCTCGCTGCCGGTCTGACCCGAGTCGAGCCAGCTTTGGTAGAGTCCCTTGCCGGCGGCGCCTTCCTTACCCTTCAAGGAGGCGAGGAAGTCGTCTTCACTGCCGCCCGTCGCGCTCTTCTCCAGCCAGAGCTGGTAGGCCGACTTGCCATCCTTCCCATCCTTGCCCTTTACAGAGTCGAGGAAGTCTTGCATGCTGCCGTCGTTGCCCTGCTCTTTCCACAGGTCGTAGGCGCTCTTACCCGAGGCGCCATCTTTTCCCTTTACAGAGTCTAAGAAGTCCTGCACGCTGCCGTCATTGCCCTGCTCCTTCCACAGGTCGTAGGCACTCTTGCCCGGGTCGCCCTGTTTGCCTTTCATGTCCTTCACAAAGTCCGCCTCGGTACCGGTGTGTCCGGAGTCGAGCCAGCTTTGGTAGAGCGATTTGCCTTTTGCACCATCGACCTTCGAGTCGATCTTGGCACACACCTTGACCCACACTTGGGCCAATCCCGTTTCATCCAAATAAGCCATAGTTAGAAGTAGTTGTAAGTAGAGTAGTAGGGGCGCCCACGATGGGCGCCCGGTAGTTAGAAGTAGTTATAGGTAGTAGTGATTGAATCACGCACAGATGGCATCGATTTCTCCATTCGTAAGCGCTTCGACGGAGAAGCTGCCGCCGAGATCATCCCAGTCGGTGCCGCTCCAAGCGTAGTTCTTGCCGGTGTCGGTGGCGTTCCACACGTCACCCACCTTGTTGCCCGAGGAGGGCAGCGAAGCCTTATTGGCCACGTTCCCCTTGTAAGCGAAGAGGCCGGTGGTCTTCGTCTCGATGAGTGCCGTGACCTGCGCCTGGGTTTGGTAGCCTGAGTCGTTGGTCAGGTCGGACACCTTGCTGGGGATCGACGTTGTGTCCGGCAATGCGCCTACCTCACTGGCGGTGTACGTCGGCTTGTTTGCCGAGATCCACGAAGGGATGCCAGCGATGTTCTGCCACTTGATCAGCCCTTTGATTTTCTCATACAGGTGAGCCAACCCTGTTTCGTCTAAGAATTTTGCCATGTTGTTTAATTGTTGATGGTTCGTTGTTGTTTACTTGCAAATCGCGTCGATGTCCGCGTCGGAGAGTGCGCCCGGAGGCGTGTTCCACTCATCGATGTCCTCTTGCCGGATGTTGCCGGCGGGCGAGTTTTGGAAGACGGGATCGACCTCCTCGCCAGCGCTGTCTCCGAAGGCAATGCTGAACTCGAAGTGCCCCGTCATGCCGTAGTTCGCCGTCTCGTAGACAGAGGGTGCCTTGGAGCGAACGACGACGAAAGTGTAGGGGTCGAAGGACAGCCACTGATTGTCGCGTTTGAAGCGTACCAGCACGCGGTATCGCCCCGTTCGGACGGTGAGCGTCTTGTCCAAGAGTAGCGTCAGACGGTCGCCGCTGGTGCGAAAGTGTTCGCCGGGGGTCAGCTCCGTGCGGACGTTCATGTTGTCACAGAGTAGCGCCACGGTGAGATCTGTCACCTGATCGAAGTCCACCCACTGGGTGCCCTTCTTCAGACGCATATCGATGGTGGCTGAGGCGCCCTGATTGACCACTCTCATGGCTGTGCCTCCTTTCCGTTTGTGCCCTCGGCTTGTCGGCGGATGGCTTGAATGACCCGGAAGGCGAGTTGACCGTCTAAGGCCTGAAGCATGCCTTGATACTCCTGATCCGTCATCTCCACCGGCTCGTCGGACTTGTAGATGCGCCGTGCCAGCTCGTCGATGGCCAGTGTGGCTGCGCCGGCAAAGACGGCCTCGCCTACTACCTCGTGCAGGTCTAAGACGTCGAAGCAGTCGATGCGCGTCTCTACGTTCAGTTTGGTAAAATCGATTGTCATAGTCGTTTATGGTTTGGTTGTTATTGCGGTTTGACCCATAAATACCCCGTCTTGGCGTTCCACATGACGTAGTAGTTGCCGTCGCTCTGTGGGTTAGAGAGTATGTCGCCTTCGAACGAATCCGTCGGCACGTGCTGCGCCAATGGCATGTGGCTGATGCGGATTAACCAGCGGCGGTACCAGCTGGCGTCGCCTTTGCACACCTGCGTACGCACAGAGAATTCCCGCCAGGCGTTTGTGCCTGTCGCATAGAGGCATTTGATAAATCCCTTGTGGGTGTTCTCTATTGAGAGTGTCAACAAATCTTCATTGAAGCTGGAGAGTAGTCCTAAGCGATTGCCTTGCTGATCCAGTACGCGGCATGATCCGGAAGCGTTCAGCCAGAGTCCTCTCGGGTTGCCATAGACGTTGCCTTGGATCACCTTATTCGAAGCATAGAGGCCATCCTTGGCCATCGTGAAGCCACCGATGTCTCCCTTCGTGGCAAACAGGGATCCGTCGTCGTAGATCCGTAGCGGCGCATCGTTTCGGCTTTGATAGCTTGCACCTGCCCAGAAACGTGGCCCGCTGTCTGCCGTACCGTCAAGCCCCACGTTGCGGTTCTGACTGACGATGTATTGGTTGGAGAACATCCATCCAGAGATGTTGGCCTCCTCGGCAATAAGGAGACGTGTGGCCACACTCTCGAAGGAGTTCATCAGCTCCCACTTCGCCGTGTTCGTTGGATTCACACCTTGAAACATGCCGCTTGTGACATGCGTCTTGTAATATCGGCCGGCATAGCGGACGACGTCCACGTAAGTAGCCGTGCCGTTGTAGTACTTGAAGGAGTCATAGTCGCCACGGAAGCAGATGCCCGGCCCGGCCGGCCCCTGTGCGCCCGCTTGTCCCGGTGCTCCCGGAGTCCCCTTCTCACCAGAGATCTTCACCGGGTATGACCACTGCGACACGAGGGCACCCTTGGCCGTGAAGGTGGCCTGACTCATCCAGAGCGGATCGGTGCCTTGCAGGGGGTCGAATGACCAGCCAGAGGGCGACTCACCGTATGGTTGGAAGGGGGCCGTAGTCGAGCGTCGATAGATCTTACGGACGATGTTTCCCGGAGCGCCATCCTGTCCGTTCTGCACCCGTGTCAGGGTGAAGATATGGCGGTAGGAGACAAGCCCCTCGCAGTTGATTACGACCGTCACCGTGGCTGTATCCTGCGCCGTGAAGGTCATGATGCGGATCTGGTTGCCCGCTTGGGCGACAGTACATCCGACAGCAGATGCTACGGAGACCGTGTATTTCCCTTCGCCCGATATGGTGGCATAGACCAGCGGTTGCGCCCCCTTCGTAGCCGAGGCCGTGAAGGAGATGTTGTTCGGCAGCTGTCCTACCGGTGTGTTTGTCGTTGCGGCGTACCGATCCAGCCCCACGGTGTAGGCGTCTGAGCCACGGAGCGACTCCTTGAGTCCTTTGGACTGGAGGATATTCTTGCCGAAGTAGACGTTATCGAGGTAGATCGACTTGGCGCCGAGGTCTTGCCCATCGATGACGAGGCCCGTCAAGTCGCCCATCTGCACACCGATGTGCTGCGGCTTGATCTCCCATGTGTCCACGTTGCAGAGGTAGCGCACGTAGTTACGTGTGCTGTAGGCCGACGATTGGCGCGCCTTGTCGGTGGTGTTGCCGTAGACGGCGAACTTCATCGCCGTGCAGGGGTGCACCGTCGAACCGGGTCTTAAACTGTATTTGAACCGCTTTTCATCGATGATTTGAACGGGCATGAAGTAGGACGTGGAGAAGCCCGGCATGCGGTCGAAGCCGCAAGCATCCTTACCCGTTGCGGTCTCGTTGTTCGTCAGGTTGTGAAAGATACCCCGGCAGAGGTCGTTCACATGCAGGCCCGATCGTTCGCCCTCCTCTAACTTCAGCGTGACGATGTGTGCGTTCGTATCTACGCTCTCGATCAGGCCGAAGGCCACCGCGTTCCACAGCTCGCCGCTGACGACGTCGATGCGGTTGAAGCGTAGCTCAGGCACCTCGAGGAACTCGCGGAGATGCATGCCGCCCAGCCAGCAATGCCCATTGGCATCGATCCGGCCACCGCTGCCCAGGAAGCCCTCTACGAAGTCGCCGAAGTCTGCCCCGTCGCGAAAGGTCACCTTGAAGGGCGTCTCGTCCGGCTGATCCTTACGCAGGTAGCGGCGGTCGAAGGTCTGCCCTACGGACTGCACCTCGGCCTTGACCACGTGTCCCTGCTTGTCGAGATGGAGGTTCTTCACAAAGTCCCCCTCTTCGGCCGTCGTCTGCGAGTCGATGTCCTCCTCCTTCGGCACAGCGTGTGAGATCTTCACCGTCGTACGGCTGCTGCCCGGCGTCTCCTCCACCACGATCCGCTCACCCGCCACGATGGCGAGGTTCGATCCGCTGCCGGCCGATCCACCAGAGAGGCTTCCTCCGCCGATACCTCCGCCACCAGAGCTTGTGCCTGGCCAAACTTCGCCGGCGGCCGCAGCCGCCCCGGTGCGTGGCTTAGCCTGCCGCACGATGGTCTTGTATTGATATTGTGATGCCATTCTTCCTTGTGGTTATTCCTCGTTATAGGGTACCCCTGTATAGTTGTCTGTTACAATCTCTATCATCGTCAGGTTGCTCTCGTCGCGGAGCAGGTTTTGCACCTCGGAGACGACCATGAAGCGGCCCGTCTCGTGCTCGTCGGTGAGCGTCGAGAACTTGTTCACCAAGTCAGCCGTGCCCGAGAGCTTCTTCTTGCGCCCGTGGAACTGGCTGTAGACCGTGCCCAGGAGCAGCCGCTCCACCTTGTCCGTCACCCCTGCACGGCGGAAGGCGGTGATTACACCCCCGGCGGCGGTGAAGAATTGTCCGCGTGCCGTAGGGTGTGCGCCATCGGGCAGGGTGCCACAGACGGTGTCCAGCTTCAGCGTCTCTCGGGCACTTTTCTCCACCCATGCACGCAGGACGATGTCGCTTTTCTCCAACTCCTTGCCGTAGGGTGTGGTGAGCTTTAGCTCCACCTTCTTGAGAAGGAACCAGTGGATCGTCGAGATGTCGAAATCATTCTCGATCGTCCTGAACGTGTTGCCGATGGAGAGGTCGAGCCATCCAGAGGTGGGTGGCATAGGGATGTATTCTCCATCGAACATCTTGTCGAAGATCGAAGGCAGGAGGAGCGTGTAGCCCATGACTGGCCGATTCGTTTTCCATCCGCCCCACCCCGCTTTCTTGCTTCGGTCTTCCTTGTCGTAATACGCCGCATAAGCATTGCCCCATGTCCCCTCGCCGGGCTCCCATTTGCGGCCGGTGGTGTAGACCATAAAGGACAGCAGTGGCGTGTTGACGACGGTCGAGTTGTCGTAGTGATAGAGCGCCCTGCCTTGATCGTCGCGCAGGACGAGCCGGAAGGGGATGTAGCCGTAGTTGCAACGCTTCTGAAAGTCCTTCCACCAGCCCTCCTCGTTGTCTTTGCCTGCATCCTCGAAGGGGTTGTAGCGCACATCCACCAAGGCCTCGATCTTCAGATTCAGCAGATAGTTGCCACGCAGTGCAGGGTCGACGAAGACGTACGGCCGATCGTGCATCTCGATTGTGACCGAGGGCAGGCCTGCGTTCAGTACGCGGCTGCATTGTTGGGCGTACGTCTTATGCCCCGTGCGGGTGTCGAAGACCACGGCCACGCCCGCCTCCGAGTCGCCCGAGAAGATGGGGTTGATCTTGAAGAACTTCGTCTGGTTGAAGGCGTCCAGCACGCGGAACTTCCGCTGCTTAAGGCTGAGCGGATGGAGCAGCATGTCGAAGCCCGGGTAGTTCTGATCGGAGTAGTCCACATTCACGCGGTGTGTGGTGCAGGCCGTGTCCTTGATCGTGCCCGGCTCGATGGAGGCCTCCACAAGGTTATTGCTCATATAGGGGGAATAGGTCAGCTCGCAGTTGTTGTACGTCTTGTCTACACCCAGCGCCGAGTCGGCGAGGCACCAGCGCACCCGTCGTGGCTGGAGGCCCTCCGAGAGAGCGTGAAGGTCGTAGAGGTTGATGCGCCCATCCTTCTGCACCATTTGCAGGCCGAAGGGGCGCAAGACGCCCTCCAGCACCTCGCGCAGGGTCATCGGCTCGCCGTCTTCGTCGAAGAAGTTGTCCTCCGACACGTAGACGCCGTCCAGCAGCGACGCCCCGGCTGATGTGGTGGTGGAAAGGAACGTCTGCCAGTCTGCCCCGATATTGATCCCGCTCTGCTTCACGGCCATGTCGAGCACGGTGCGCAGCTTGATGCGCTGGCGATTGTCCGTCCCCGTCTGTTCGAAGGCGATGCGGTCGAGCAGGGCGAAGTCACTGAAGGTAAGCGAGACCTCATAGTCTCGCTCACGGCTGAAAGGCTCCTCGTAGATCTCCGGATCGAGCATACCGCTCCAGTAGAGCTTATTGTTGCGGTAGATGTCGAGACGCGTGCTGCCAGCCTGGGTGGTGTAGAGGTTGACAAACTGGCGATCCGTCTCGGAGACGACCATCAGCGTAGCCGCCGACGACATCACCGGCTCTAACTTGTCCACCTCGGCCCACTCGATCGACACGGGCGTCTCGTAGGGAAACGTCAGTTCGACCGGCTTACCCGTGAAGCCTTCCTGCCAGATCTCCGCCCGATAGCGTGACCCGGCAATGCTCATAAACTCGCCCGTATAGCGTATGCCCTTAGCCACTGTCGTTGAATTGTTGGTTGTTGAATTGTTGAGAGGCCTGTCGGCCTGTTTAATTGTTTAGTTGTTGAATTGTTAAAGGTTGAATTGCCAGAACGCTTAAACAATTCAACAAGGGCGTAAGCCCTCAACAATTCTGGCAAACACACTTATCTCGTCCTTCGGTTCACCTGCGAGCGCTTGTTCAGCACCCCTTCCAAATCACGCCCGGCGATGCGGAAGACCACCTCGCCGCCCACACCTCCAGCCGGTTCGATCAGGTCGCGCAGCTTGGAGAGCGGTGCCACCACCTCGGGGTTCGTCGAGGCATTGGCATACTCACCGAATATACCCAGTGTCTTGCCGTAAGCCAGACCGCCCTCTGCGTACTTCGGGATCGAGGCCAGCGCTGCCAGTACAGAGGCCACTGCGGCAATGGCCAGTACCGGCCCCACGACGGGGATAGCCGATACCGAAGCCGCTGCACCTGTGCCCGCTGCGAAGGTGCTGGCTATGCCTTGCGCCTTTTGTGCAGCAACGAGCGACAGGATCTGCGGGATGGCTGATGCAATGGCTTGCAACACGTTTTGCCCCCATTCAAGCCATGCTCCGGCCGTACCGCCGACCACCTTACCCAAGTTGCCCATCACGCTGGCCACGCCGTTCACCCCTTGAGAGACCTTTTTGTAGTACTCCGCCTTGGGAAACATGTTCTCCATCCGCTCCTTGATCTCTCGCGATACACGCTTGAGCTCTCCGGGATCGAACTTGAGGGGGATGTTCAGCTTCGGCCCGTTCTTGTCGCCGTCCTTGATGATCCGCTGGTTCTCCCACGGCAGCGGCCCTTGCTTCAAGGGCTTGTTCTCGGACTCGATTAGAGCCTCACGCATGGCCAGCTGTGTCTTGAGCAGGCTGATCTGCTTCTGAAGCTGCATGGCGTGCTGTTCGTCGGCCGCCTGCTGCTTCTCTTGTAGCTCGGCGATCTGCTGTTTGTACCAGCCAAACGTCTCCGGAGCAAACTGCTTCTTGTCGTCCTTCTCACCCTTGCCGCCGCCTTTGCCTGATCGGCCGGAAGGCATGATTCCTCCTCCACCGCCACCCATCAGGGCGTTCTTGGCGTCAGCCGCATCGCGCATCTTTTGGTTCAGTGCGTCGATCGCTGCCAGCGGCCCCTTGAGATCATCAGCCACATTGCCGCCGAAGTTCGGAATGTTGAAGACGTTCCGCAGCCAACCGGCTAACTCCCGGAGGGCGCCAATCACCCGCTCGATGACCTTCACCACACGATCGCGGATCCACGTGTTGAACTTATTGATGGACTGGAACAGCTGGGTGGATGAGAACCACCGGGCGAAATCCTTCACCCATTGCACGACGGCCTTGAAGCCTTTCACGGCGACATCCAAGGCTTTCTTCAGCACGCCCCACAGCACACTGGCTAAGTCCTTGACAGCCGCCCACGCCTCGTCCACGATGCGCCGGAAATCCTCCGAGTTGTTGTAGGCATAGACCAGCGCGCCCACTAACGCTGCCAGCGCCATGACGACGATACCGATCGGGTTGGCGTCGAGTGCCGCATTGAGCAGCCATTGTGCGGCCGTCCAAGCCTTCGTGGCGATGCCTGTCGTGTTGATGGCCTGCGCCAGCTGGATGATACCGCTGGCGGCCATACCCATCTCAGAGGCTTGCGTGATGAACGACTGGAAGGGGATAAGCATCTGCCCCACCTGCTCCTTGATGTCGCCGATGGCATTGTTCAGCTGCACCATCCGCCCAGTGTCCGTCTTAGCCAGTTCGGCATTCACGCCGCCTACACTCTGACGCACCACCTCGGCCAGCGTAGCCGCCTTCTCCTCCTCGGTGCCGAACTTCAGGATCTGCTCTTGTGCCTCGGTGAAGGTGTAGCCATAGCGACTCAGTGCGGAGGTCTGCCCGGCGAACACCTTACCCATCATCGTGGCGATGTTCACGGCCGACTCCTGCGTAGCATTGAAGCCGTACTGCTGGGCGATCATGTCGTTCATCACCGGGATGAGCGTCTCGAGCGACGACTTCTTCGAGGCGTAGGTAGCCAGCTCCTGCACGCCGGCCAGCTGCACCTCATCGCCGATCACACCCAGCTCCTGCTGGGCCGAGCAGAGGTCTTTGATGGACTGCACCTCGGCGTCAGAGGCGTTCATCGTGTTACGCATGACCGTTTGCAGCTTCGTCTCCGCCTCTACCTGTGCGGCGTAAAATTGCGTCATGCCACTGATGGCGCTCGAGACCTGACTGAGGGCCGAGGCGACGTTCTGGATCGCAGCCACCGCTTGGTTGAAGTTGAGCAAGCTCACCTTCAGCTTGTCCGAGCCTTTGGTGATGGACTCGATCGATCCCCCGACCTCGCTCAGCACCTGCTTGAGCTTATCCACGGACTCCGTCCCGGCGCTCGTCAGTTTGATCTTATATTCTACTGTGTTGTCTGCCATGCCTCTGCTTAATCGTCAGTCTTATCTTGCCACTTTGCGGATAGCTCGTCGATCAGCCGTCGTCGCTCCTCGATCGTCATCCGCGGCACCTCGGTGCGTTCAGTTACCTTTTTATCCCAGGGGAAGGGCATCAGATCTTCTGGCTGTCTCAAGCGCGACGTGTGCGGCGCTACGGCCGCAAAGGCGATCATTCGCGCCTGCTCCCAGCCGGTCTGCATCTGTTCCTCTCGGTACTGGGCATGATGCTTTAGCACCGCCTCTAACTCCTCCGGGGTGAGCCGTAGGAAGTCTTCACGACGTATCCCCACGCGGCCCATCGCCACGCCCAGGAGCTCTTCGATGCTTATGCTTTTTTTTTCGCAGTTGCCCCCTCGGAGGGATTCACGGGTGCAGCCTCGAAGGCTCCACCCTGCCATGAGGCAAAGTCTTCCGGTGTGATGGCGTCGGCCATCTCCATCAGCGACATCTCGAAGGGCACACCGTCCCGCTTACAGGCCGAAGCGACACAGCACCACAAGAGGGTGAGGGCGTCGGAGAACGACTCTCCATTTACCTCCGTCACCTCGCGGCCGGTCTGTTCCTTGAAGCGCATCATGGCGCCCATTGTCATCATGCACGGGTAGTCTTTGCCCGCTATTCGAATGGTATTCATACGTCGTTTAATCGTCGTTTAAATCGGGTGATCATGCGGGGTTGCTCTTCACTTCGCCCGTCGATTCCAAAGAGACGCTGTACGAGGCATCGTCGTCAGCCGGGCGTGTTTGCTTGAGGTTGGTGATGACGAACTTGCCACTGCGGTAACGTGTACCTTCTTCACCACGGTGTGCATACTTCACCTCCACCGGTTCGGCTTTCTGCCAGAGCGCCAGCAGCTCGTTGTAGCCGCATTCTGTTTCATCGTAGAAGCAGAAGCCCTCGGCACTTAGCGACTCGCTCAGTTTCGTCACGGATTTCTCTGTCCACTTGCCGGTGTTGCCACCGGCCTGCTTGGCGGGCGGTTTGACGGCCCGTTCTTTCGATTCTGTGTTGTGCGTGATCTCGCACGTCGAGCAGTGCCCGATGGCCTTTCCGCCGATGAGCATGAGCAGGTTGCTGCCATGTATATATCCAGTTGGCATGTCTTGTAATTGTTAATGGTTAGTTGTGAGTGATTAGGGGATGATCCGGCTACCCTTAATGTAGATCCGGACGACGAGCCACGCGGCCATGCCGAGCAGAAGAGTCAGGAAGGCGTATCCGCCGCCCATCAGCGCCCGGTGGTACCACCGGAAGGGTCGCTCGACAGTGATGTACTCGGTGCGGACACGGTCGGTCATCTCGCGGATGGTACGGTCGCGCAGGGCGATCTCTTGGCGGAGGCTGTCCTCGTGACATTGCACGTCGAGCAGCGCACCGCGGTAGCCCGTATCGGTCAGGACGTCCGTGAGTGTCACGTGCGGCACGATGCGCGCGCCGGGCATGGAGATAAGTCGTGTGAGGGCAACGCGCCCCGACTGGCATTCGAGGTAGGCACGGATCAAGGCCGAGTCCGGCTCTACGACGACGAAGGTGTCACGTACCGTCTCCGTCACCTCCTGCCGCGTCACCTCGCGTTCTGCCGGCACACGGTAGACGTGACAGCCGACGGTCAGCAGCATCAGCGCCACCGGCGCTATCCATCGATTCATGATTTGTTCGTTGTTCGCTCTCCCACAGGAAAGGCCGCCCCCACCCCTCTGGCCCTGCCTGCTGCCGGAAAGAGGTGGGCGGGGGACGGTCTCCATGAACAGAACGAAGTATTCACCTGTCGTGCGGCCTCGGTCGGCCCCACTAATTGATTAAGAACCTTTCTTTTTGATGATACGGCGGACGGTCACTTTGCGTTCGCCGTTCTCGGCCAGTTCGTCAGCGCGCCACTCCTCAGAGAGGTAGAGTCCGCCCACAATGTAGACGGCCGGGATGTCTGCGTTTTGGTCAAGCACCTTCTTCGCCATCGCGATCTGCTCCTCCGTAGCTCCGGCCCGACTGGCCGGAAGCACCTCGTAGTCGTACACCGGTGCGGCCGGCGCCTCCTCTACGGTTTCCTCCTTTACCTCCGCGAGTGGCTGCGAGTCATCCGGCTCGGCTTCATCTGCATCCTCCTTCACTTCCGTCAGAGGTTCCGAGTCGCCCGACTCAGCCTCACCGGAGGCCGCAGCCTCCTTCACTTCCGTCAGAGGCTCCTCATGAGCCTCGGGCGGAGTGACTGGTGTTTCCACCGGAGCTTTCTCTTTCGTTGTTTTCGCAGCCATAGTCGTTTACTTCTTGTCTGAAATGATGGCACCAATGGCTTCCACCTTTTTCGGCAGGACAACATAGTAGTGGCGATAGTTCACCAACGAACGCTGGTATTGCGGGTCATTCTTGGCCTCGGAGTAGTAGAACGTCGTCGATCCCGTGGCTTTAAACACGCGGCTCGTGTGGAAGACTACAGAGGCCTGATAGATGCTTCCCACCACTGAAGCTGTGCCGAGTGCCTGCTTGGCGCCGGTCAAGTTATAGACCGGACCGGCCACATACTCATACACCTCGAAGCCGTAGAGCATGGAGATACGTCCGGAGGCGTAGTTGTAGTACTGCTCAGCGAACTTCTGATCCATCTCCAAGAGGTCAGCGATATGCTCGGGACAGAGCACCAAACGGCGCCCTTCGGTAGGTACACCCATCAAGTCGAAACGCTTCTTCATCTCGATAATATCGTGACGTGTCAGGCGCTTGCGGCCCGTAGCACCGCCATCTTCCACCTCTCCCGTGGTCTTGATGACCGGCGTGGTAGCCGTATTTGAGGTCGGTGCCAGCGCGTGGATAGCCTTCTTCAGCTTCGCCTCCATGATGGCCAGCCCGTGACGCTCTTTTACGGACGCCATCTTGTCGTAAGAGAGCGCATACAACTCATCATCCGTGATTGGTGTGGCTTCCGTTTGAAACTTGTCTAACTTGAACACGGCATCGGTATCTGTGATGGTCGTGATCTGAAGCGGGTAGGTCATGTTATTGGTCAGCACCTTGGGGTCGCCACCGACGTTGACCATGTGGATCACATCATTATTCGCATACTGCGAGTAGTCGGGTATGCCGTCCAAGAAGGTGCCTTTGTCGGCCGATCGCAGCTGCTTGATCAGCTCGCCCGTCCAGACCTCCGTCAGCACGCTCGCGTTCAGGACGCCTGCTCCGCCGCTTACAAGCGGCCCGGCTATCAGCGCACCCACTGCACCCAACGCAAGGGGCGCACCGAGCGCCGAGGCCGCCATTGTTCCGATCATCGCGTTCACCATAAACGCCATGATCATTCTCATCCATTTCATCATCGTTGTCATTGTTTAGTTTGTTAGTTGTCAGTTTGTCTCTTTCCCTATCAAAAAAGGGAGAGGGAGGGGGACGCCCCCGGATCCGCGAAGCCCATTCCCCTTTTTCAGCCTCTTGCCGACTTGCGATCCTATTCGCCCGTTGTCCCCCCTCACCTTTGTGTGCTTTATATCGGGGGGAGGGACTGGGATGGGTTAGTCCTCAAGTTCACACTCCACGCCATACTCCGCTTTATACAGTTTGCGGTAGACAGCCGGCTCTTTCGTGCGCAGCTCGATGATCTTGTCGCTCGGCACATCGCTCAGCTTCTTGTATTCCGTAGCAGAGCCTCCTTCGGCCGAAAACTTCACTACCTCCGTCAGCTTCACCGAGGCGTTCATACTACCTAAGAGCTGACTCAGCTCTGCCGATCCCACCTTCTTGCCCAGCTCGATAAAGTAGTCACGCTTCTCTGCGGGGATCTTCTTGGCCGCGAGCGCGCCATCCACCATGTCGGTCACTGCCGAGAGCTCCGCTTGTTCGATATCGCCCTTCAGGGTCTCGATCTCCTGTTTCTGTGCCTCCACTTTGGCCTTGGCTGCCGTCAGCACTTCGTCTACCGTTGCTTCGGCTGAGAGACCCAGCTGCACGGCCACTTCCTTTTTCAATGTCTCGTTCATATCTGTATGGTTTGTTTGCTTGCTTGTTGTCAGTAAGGCGGGCAGATACGCCTCGTCCATGCCACTGGAGAGATTCAGTCGTTTGCCGTTCCGGTAAAGCACCATCGCCTCGTCATTGGCTCCGACATCCACCAAGGACACCTCGACCAGCTTCGACTTTGTGATCGTCTCCCGAGTCTGCCCAGGCAGGAGGTGCTTTTTGTCTGCACTCATCTCCACGATGTCGATCCCCACACTGGACATGCGTAGGCTCCCGAACTCCAATTGCTTTTTGCAACGGATGCTGCATTCTGAGGCTTCGTCAAACACCGGTTCGCCCGTGATGTCGTCGCCCTCCACCTTTAGATCCGTCATCTTCCCAATGATGTTTCCCCGCTCATGCATGTAGAGCAGCACCGGGTTGCGTTCATACTGCGTCAGGTCTACACCGGACGTCAGGATGCGTGTGCCGTATGCGTTCAGGGAGCTGTTTGTCAGTCGTATTCTTGCCATTGCTCGTTGTCGTTGATTGTTCGTGGCAAAGGTGTGGGAGCCGCAAGGGGTCAAACAAGAAAGTGTGCACTCCGTGCAGAGAAGTGTGCACTGAGTGCAGAGAAGTATGCACGGAGTGCACACTTTTTTGGGGTGGGGTAGCCCCGGGAAGACCTTTGCCCTCACAACAAACAATTAAACGCCATTTCAAATGGGTACGAAAAAGGACAACGAAAACAAGCGGGAGCTGGCCAAGATGCTCTATGTCGGTGGCAGCGAGGTGGCCGAGATCGCCGAACGGGTGGGGGTCTCTCGCCAAAGCGTCTCGGCATGGATCAACAAGAACGGATGGAAGGAACTGCGCGCCGCACGGAGCATCACGCGCCCAGAACTGGTTAACAAACTGCTGGTGACTATCAACAACCTGATCGAAGACGTCAACACCGGCGACGATCCCACATCGGTCAGTGGGCTGGCCGACAAATTAGTCAAGCTCTCCTCCGTCATCGAGCGCCTCGACAAGAAGGCCAACATCGTGCAGACGGTCGACGTCTTTATGGCCTTTTCCGATTGGGTGGAGTATCAGGCCAAGAGTGACCCGGAGGTCACCGTAGCTTTTATGAAGGTACTCAATCGACTGCACAACGAGTTCCTGCTGGAGCGGGCTAACGTAAAGGAGTAAGCGCGGAATGGCTGTCACACGCGAAGAGAAAGAAGCCCGCCGCCTGTGGGAGGAGCACTGCAAACGGGTGCAAAGTCTCACAGAGCTCTCCCCCGAAGCAGAGAGGGAGACACGCGCCCAGCGGGACGCCCGTATCCGCCGCCTGTTGGCGAACTACCCGGCCTTCTGCGAGTACTACTTTCCGCACTACATGCGCCGCACAGACCCCGCCACGGGCCTTGTGACGGGCATCGTACACAACGCCCCCTTCCACAATGCCGCCTTCCGTGATATTCTCCGCAACCGCACCTTCAAGGCCGTCTTCATGTGGCCGCGCGGCCATGCCAAGTCGACACATCTCGACATCTTCATTCCCATCAACCTCATGGTGCGTGGAGGTGGGGAGATCCATTGCGGCATCATCGTCAACAAGTCAGAGGACGGTGCCAAGACACTGCTGGCCGACCTACAGGCCGAGCTGGAGTACAATCAGCGGATCATTGCCGACTTCGGCACGCAGAAGAACGTGGGCGACTGGCAGCAGGGCGAGTTCTCCACCTCCGGCGGTGTCAAGTGGTTTGCCGTCGGCCGGGGACAGTCGCCCCGTGGACTCAAGAAGCAGGAGCAACGCCCGGACTACATCGTCATCGACGACCTTGACGACGACGAGATGAGCCACAATGAGGAGCGTGTCCGGCAAGCCACAGACTGGGTCAAACAGGCACTTTTCGGCGCCTTGGACGTCGGCCGTGGCCGCTTCCTTATGGTCGGTAATGGCTTCGCCAAGCACATGGTGCTGAAGAACATCGCCGATATACCCAGTGTGAAGGTCTCCAAGGTCTACGCCGTCGACAGCAACGGATCCCCCGTCTGGGCCGACAAATGGACGAAGGCCGAGGCCGAAGCCTATGCCGACTTTGTGGGCTATGCCTCGTGGCAACGCGAGATGATGCACAACCCCGTTGCCGAGGGCGGCATCTTCAAGTGGCAATGGATCCGCTACAAAAAGATCCTCCCCCTGCGGAAGTACGACCAGATCATCTGCTACATCGACCCTTCCTTCAAATCAACGACAGCAAACGACTACAAGGCCGCCCGCGTATGGGGCAAGACAGGTCGCGAGCTCCATCTGATCGACTGCTACGTCCGGCAGGACACCGTGGCGGGCATGGTGCGCTGGCTCTACGACTTCCACGAATCGCTACCGGAAGACGTCGCCGTGTCGTACTTCATGGAGGCCAACTTCATGCAGGACATTATCCTCGATGAGTTTGCCCGCGAAGGCGACCTGCGCGGCTACCAGCTGCCTATCATGCCCGACCGTCGGAAGAAGCCCGACAAGTTGCAACGCATCGAGGCTGTCTCTCCCCTCTGGGAGCGCGGACTGGTCTACTACAATGAGGCCAAGCGCAACGACACAGACATGAAGACGGGCATCGATCAGACCCTCTCGCTGGCCCGCGGCAGCCGGGCGCATGACGACGCGCCGGATGCCGACGAAGGCGCGATCTACAAACTTCAGAAGGCCTCCCGTGAGGAGCGCTTTGAACCCATCTTCGGCGAACGCCCCGCCCCCAAAGGGGCGTGGTAACCCAATTAAACAACCAACCAACAACTGACATGATCAAGAAACTTCTTCTCGGCCTGCGCTTTCGGCTGGCCGTTCATAAGGCCAACCGGCAAGCCTGCCGATACGGCCGCAAATACCTCGTGATTAACGTAGGCGGCAGCCTTGTGACCCTCTCCAAGCAAGAGCTCACGCTGCTCGTCCGCCGTGGATACTTCCATCGCGGCATCACGGCAGCCAACATCGAAGCCCATGCCCTCCACGTAGCTCTCCCACGGCCCTCCAGCCGGTAGGGTTTCTCGTTTTTCACTTTTCGTTTTTAGCTCCATGTTTTTGAACAATCTCGACTATCAAGTGATGATCGGCCAACGTGCTTTCGACCTCATTCAGCAATCGGATGAGGAGAACCGCCGGCGCGCCGAGGAGATGGCCCGTGAAGAGATGGCCGGCTACCTCCGGCCCCGCTACGACGTCGAACGCATCTTCGCCCGACGCGGTGAGCAGCGCAACATGCAGATCGTGATGTTCCTCTGCGACATCACCCTTTACCATCTGGCCTCGTGGCTCCCGCAGAAGATGGGCTACGAGGTTCGCGAGATCCGCTACCGCCGTGCCATCGAGTGGCTCCAAGGCGTGCAGAGTGGCAAGATCGTCCCCGATCTCGACACCCCGAACGACCCCAACAGCGATCCCCAGCCCTATAACCTCAAATGGGGCTCCGAGCAGCACAGCAACTATATCTGGTAATCCCCAACAACTCCCGACAATGAACATCACCGACTTTTTCAGGCGGCGGACGGCTTCCGAGCTGACCACCGTCAACACCCCATACGGCCACTTTGATCTCGCCAAAAAGGCTGACGCCCGACGTGTGAAGGCCGTCATAGCCGAAGTACAACGACAGGCCGAATCGCTCACCCGGCAAGAGATCGACTCGTGGCGCTCCGGCTGGCAGCAGGCGCTCGACGTGGAGAATCCCTCCCGCCTTCGTCTCTACAACGTCTACCGCGATGTCGAGGTAGACGGTCACCTCTCCGGCGCCATCGGACAGATCAACGGCTTCGTCAAGGCACGCAGCTTCAAGATCATGTTCGGTGAGAAGGAGGATGAAGAGGTGCGCCGCATTTTCGATCGCACTTGGTTCAAGACACTCGTCGACCTCTACTTCTCAGCCCGCTATTGGGGCCATACGCTCATCCAGTTAGGCGACGTCGTCTTCACCGAGGGCGGCGTACCAGCCTACGACAGTGTCCTGCTCATTCCCCGCCGACACGTCATTCCGGAATACGGCCGCGTCGTTGCCGAGTTGGGGGACGACTGGCGCAAAGGCATCGAGTATCGCCGACCGCCCTTCTCCGACTGGCTCATTGAGTGCGGCGGGCCGTACGACCTCGGCCTTTACCTCAAGGCGGCTCCGCACACCATCCCCAAGAAGAACATGCTCGCCTTTTGGGACACCTTCGGCGAGGTTTTCGGTATGCCCATGCGTATCGCCAAGACCACCTCGCGCGACCCATCGACACTGAAGAAGATCTCCCACATGATGCAGAACATGGGAGCGAAGTTTTGGGGGGTATTCGAGGAAGGGACAGACATAGACTTGAAGGAGAACCAGCGCACCGACGCTTTCAATATCTATGACCGGCGTGTGGATCGAGCCAACTCCGAGCTCTCCAAGATCCTGCTCTACCAAACGATGACCATCGACAACGGCAGCAGCCTCTCGCAGTCGGAGGTACACCTGGAAGTGCTCAAGAACCTGATTGAGGAGATTGCCGACGGCCTACGCGATATGGTCAACGGCCAGCTCATCCCCCGCATGGTAGCTCACGGCTTCCCCCTCAAAGGGGCATCCTTCGAGTGGGACTACGAGGAGGACTACACGCCGGAGCAGATGACGGCCATCGAGACCATGCTGCTGAACAATTTCGACGTGGATGCAGGCTACTTCGAGGAGAAGTATGGCGTGAAGATCAACGGCCGCCGGACGTATGCACCCGTACCCGACGGGCCGACTGACGCCGACGAGGAGAAGATGATGCGGACGCTCACCCGTTTTTTCGGGCAAGCCCCCCGCGGTGGGGGCGACCCGTTTCTTTCCGACTTCTGATCGATAGGCAATACTACGGCCACGCGCATACCGACGCCGCGCATCCCTGCCCGGCATGCGCGCTGGCCAAACCAAAGGGCGAGAACGAACTACCTATCGACATGGAGAAGTGCCTCGAGCAGGCATTGCGCGATCTCTACGATAAGAAGGTTGATCCCCGGCGTGAGCCCGATCCAGCGCTCTATGGCGGCTTCCTACGCACTTACAACCATGCCGTCAAGCAATCTGTTTACAAAGAAGAGCAGAGGACTTTAGCGCGTCAATTCAAGAATAACAATGAGGTTTTCTCCGCCTTCCGCGCCCACCGCATGAGTCGCGATATGGCGGCCCAGATGATTGACAAGGAGGGCAACCTGAAGTCTTTCGACCAGTTCCGTAAGGATGTGGAACCGATTGCCGATCACCACGTCCGGCAGTGGCTCCACACAGAGTACGACATGGCGCTCTCTCGAGCCCACTTAGCGTCCGAATGGGAGACCTATGAAGCGGATCGAGACATCATGCCTAATCTGCGCTGGGTGGAGAGTACGGCCGTCACCCCGGATGCAGTGCATAGTAGCTTCTGGGGCATGGTGCGCCCCGTGGACGATGCCTTTTGGGCAGCGCATCATCCCGGCGACCACTGGGGCTGCCAATGCTCTCTCGAGCAAACGGACGACCCCGTGACGCCCATCTCTGACGAGGTGATTCGGAAGGCGCCCCCTCCCTCTCCCGGCCTCGAGGAGAACCCCGGCAAGACCAAGCGCATCTTCTCCTACAACAGTCCTTACTTCCCCGGCTCATGCGAGACATGCCCTTTCCGGCACTTACTCAAGGAACCACGCACCGAGAAGGACTGCTACAACTGCCCGGCAGCTGTTGAAGCCTCCAGTAGGACTTATGCCAACAACGTGGAAGTGCTATATGAATACAACGGACATACCCTTACGCGACACGTTGATGTGGAAACAGACAAGCACGACTATCAAAACGTAGTCGATGTCTGTAAAACATTTGTCCGACAAGGGAAGTCGTGCATTATGACGCCAAAACTGAATGGAGTAGAGAAGAACCCGAACTATCCAGCGATCTATGGCGACTTGATCGGAACGGAATTCGAGAAGAGTTGTCCCGATATCCGCATAGGAGAACACTGGTATGAGCACGAAGGCTACGATGTTTTAAGGGAAGGCCAAAACAAAGACAAGTTCTCAAGTTTGCTATCCAGAGGCTTAAAGCAATCAAACAGGGTCATTCTCGAAGATTGCAAGGTAACAGATCACTGGGCGATAGAAAAATGTATCAGGCCCCATCTTCTGCGAGGGAGAGACATTGAAGAGGTCTGGATCCACTCCGGAAAAGGTAGGCTTCGGTTGCTCTGGAAACGACAGGGCGGCGACCATCAATAAAGACAGCCTCCGCCCCGCGGGTGATCCCCTCGCAAGGGTATCGCCACAAAAGTAACTCAACTATTCAAACACCGATCAAACGGCATTCAAACAGCGCATAAATCATGACCGACAAGCAATTTTTCCGCAAACTGGCGGCTGTTCGTGGAGACATCGACAAGCTGGTGTCCGATAAGTGGCCGCGCAAGGCCGGTGTGATGGCCGTCAACCTCTTCAATGAGAACTTCCGCAAGGGAGGCTTCTTGAACAAGGTACGCGTGGCTTGGAGGCGCACCAAGCGGCAGAACAACCCCCGCATGACGAAAGCCGGCAAGACCACTGCCGCCTCGTCCTACGGCCCGCTGCTCAGCTCCCGCCGGCACCTCTCCCGATCGAACGAGAAGATCGTCAGCAACGGACAAGTGACCATCGTCAACAAGGTGCCCTACGCCGCCGTGCATAACGACGGCGGACGCGCCGGCCGTGGACACAAGACCGAGATCCCCAAGCGAACCTTCATCGGCCCTTCCGAGACTCTCAATAAGCAGATCAAGGACATGATCGTCGAAGACCTCGACAAGCTCCTGAAGAAGTGACCGCCGGGGTATCCCCCTTTTGATCGCCTCATTTATAAGGCGATCAAAAACATGTATTCATGCGGGCTTACAGAGTGTTCAGCCACCCCAAGTTCGATTTTTATGACAGCTTGCGGGGCTTACCCCCACAGCAACAACAAGGCCCGGCAGAGTGCGTCTCTACCGGGCCCTTTTACATAATGACGGCCGCCTGTCCATCACAGAAGGGCGGCCGCCTCACTACTGAAATAGTTAAAAGCTGAAACGAAAAAGTCTCGGTTGAGGAGAGGTTAATGTTGGGAGGAGGAAGCGATTGCTTTTGTGATGATCTGCACCGATATGCGGTCGGCTTTTGTGGGTGAAGGAACCGTGGGGCGCAGGTCGTTTGCATTGATGTAGCGATTGAGTGTTCCTCTGTCAACCTTCACAATGATGGCTATTTGCCTCTTGGATACGCCCTCATTCAAAAGAGACACGATCAGTTGGCGCTTGAAATAGAGCTTATGCTTTTCAGGGGCTGTCCTTCGCCCCTTCGGCCTACCCAGCACGACACCTTCGGCCTTTTTACGGGCCAGCGCCTCTTTGGTGCGTTGGCTGATCAGGTTGCGCTCGATCTCGGCCGAGAGCCCGAAGGCGAAGGCGAGCACCTTGCTACTGATGTCATCCCCCAAGCGGTAATTGTCTTTGATCGTCCACACCTGGCACTCCTTGTTCATGCAGATATTCAGTATGTCCATGATCATAAAGAGGCTGCGCCCGAGGCGAGATAGCTCACTGCAAATGATTAGGTCGCCTTTCTCTACCTTCTTTAGGAGGCGCCCCAGCTGGCGCTTGTTATAGCTCTTCGTGCCGCTGATCGTCTCCTCGATCCAGCCGTCTACCTTCATATTTTGCCGCTTGCAGAAGTTCTTGATCTCGAAGCGCTGGTTCTCAACCGTCTGTTTGTCGCTGCTTACACGGATATAGCCGTAAGTCATACGAATACCGGTGTGAGTTCGACGTTGTAGTTCTCCCGATAGAGACTGCGCGCCCACTCCGGCCACGCTCGCTCTGCGGGGGTGAGATCCGTGCGACCGGCCGACAGACGCTGGTGTATCTCTATCTCGTGCACGTAGCGGATAAAAGGTTGCACCAAGGCGGCGTTTGGCGTGGAGCCTCCCATGAAACCAAATCGCTCCTGGATGTACTTCAGATCGGCACGCAGCTTGGGCGAGTGCGTGACGGCGGTGATGCCTCCCTCCTCCACGTGCAGCACGGCGAGGATCCGCGCCGACGTGTCGAGGCTGATGGCGGGAATGTCTGTTTGCAGGCAGGCGTTATTCCACGCTATACGGAAGGTGTTTGCCGTGCAGCTTGCATCCATACTTGTTTCTTCGTTTTGCTCGTTTACCGCCCGAGCGAGGCCTTCGTTCATATTCATATCTGTTCCTGTTTCTTGTTGTTTACAATTGCAAAGCCGCCTATTCTCACGAACCCCAGCGGCTCCTTCTGTCATTTCTGAAAAACCAATGAATTCAAATAAGATCACGTATGCTTGTTCGCCTGCTTTGCGACAAGGAACCGGTAGAGATCGGCCGCTGTGGCCAGTGGGATCTCGCTGCCGTCTGCGTTGTAGGCCTTCAGGTAGTCGTTCTTCCTGCCGTAGTCCAGCTCGTAGATGAAGTAGTCCGTCCAGCTTTGGCCTTCTGCATCCGTTTCCGTGTCGTCCATCTCTCGCTTTAGCGCCTCGACGATCGCCTCGTGCAGCAAGGCGTTGTCGTACTGCATGCCGCAGGCCTCGGGGAATACTTGCCGCATGAGTTGCCCATTCCGTCTGTCCTTCTCCGCCTGTGCTCCGAGTGCGGCAAGGAGCCGTTCAAATGTCGCTTGCCTCATCATGCTGTGCCCTCCTCTCCGACGCCATCCGTGGCTGCCTTGTACGCCGCTTCTTGCCGGCGGATCCAGAGGGCAATGTCCTTCCAAGGCAGCATGCCGCCTACGTTCTTGTCGTCCACATAGCAATGCGCATACACTTTGCGCGCGTCGCTGCCGTAGGCCGTCACCTGATCCGGCCGGTGATCATTCACCCGGTCGAAGTGGATGTCTTGCTCCAAGAGCCAGTTCACCATCTCCGTTTGGCGCCGCCCTTCGCGGCATGTCCAAATGATGATGTAGTGCCCCTCGGCGCGTAGGGCATTGATCTCCTCCCGCGCATTCGGCAGGGGGCGGCCGATCCCCGGCCACTGGCCATCGTGGATCGTCCCGTCAAAGTCTACTGCGATGATCATGGCCGTGGCTCCCCCTTTTCGCTCAACTCCTTGTTCCGTATCCTCACGAAATCGTCGTACGCCACGCAGCGGTACGTCTCCACCATGTCGATCAGTTCCTCGTGATCGTGGTTTGTCTCTGAGCCTACCCGCTGGAGCGCTCGGAACGACCGTCCGCACACGTTATGCAGCGCCCATAGCACCTCGTCAATCAGGTCGAACACCTCGCCCAGTCCCTCCTCGGAAGCATCTGGCCCCGGCCATTCGGTAATGATGTGCAGCCGCACCTCTTGGTTCGTCTTGTAGGAGCCGTTGTCCACATACGCCCAGTCCGTCTGACTGAACTCGATAAACACTGCCGGAAGCCGAAAGGGCATCTCCTGCTCCAAGAAGCTCATATGCTGGTTCCACAGATCGATGTGGGCGATTGGCAGGGGCCGGTCGATGCGTCCTAAGGCATCCCGGATCACTTGATACAGTTCTTTTCTCATTGTCTCGTTTGTTGTTTACTTATGAAGGGGCGATTCGCCGTCTGCGTTGCGGCCGATCTTCCCCGACGCCTTCAGCATCTTGTAGAACGCCCGCTCGCAGATCCCCAGTTGCGGATGGATGTAGCGCCGCCAGATCTCCCGGTTCGACAGCCCGCTCTTCACGTACTCGTCGTAGATCCGGTTGACCGCCGTTACGCGCTTTTCGTAGCTCCGCCCTCGCGGATTGAATCGACCCATGCCTATCGTTTACACCTCCGTCATGCTAAGTGGTACCGACTCCCATACGCCTGACTTGCTGCGGACGGCAGCGCGGATATAGTCCTTCGAGGGACTGGGCTGATAGCTCTCCTCGATGATGCGCACGCCCTCGATGAAGCGTTCGTCCTTCGTCTCCTCGGCCAGCCGCCTGAGTTGCAACACACGCTGCGCCTTAAGTGCACCCGAGCTATCGCGCGAGAGCAGGCGGAGGATAGTCTTGACCAAGGTGCGGCTCTCGTCATCTTTGGCCAGCGACTCGATGTAGCCCTTGACCATTGCGATACCCTCATCCACCGTGTCGCGGTAGTTATCTAAGAGGTAGTGTCCGACGACGATGCGCTTCGTACCCTCGGAGTTGGTGAAGGTGTGCGACCGCTGGTCGTCCTTCACCCCAAAAAGCTCTGCCTTCATCTCTAACGCCCCACGGAAGGCCTCTGCGGCCTCCGTCTTACGCCGGGCTATCTCGTCGCTGATATTCATAAGTCGTGGCATGACGGTCTCGATCGTCTCGTCTACCAATGCGGTGTAAGCCTCGCGGTCGGCCTTGCGTTTGGCCTCCGCCTCTTTCTTCTGTTTAGCCTCTTTGAAGGCCGCGAACTCTTGGCGCTCCTCGGCTGTCATTTCTACTGTTTCCATAAATGTTTATGCGTTTATCTGTTCCTGTGTTAGGCCTTCGGCCGGTAGTTATGGGGTAGTCAGGGGGGTAGCTGCTACTTCTGACTACTCCTACTACTTCTAACTACCCGGCCGCAAGGCCGCATAACTACCCTCTGCTATTTACCTCCCCGGGGGTGTACACGAAGTACATCATCGCTCCGGGTTGTTTCCCGAGCTCGTCCACCGTTATGCAGTCGACCGTTTGAAGGTCTTTTGTACGCTGCTTGAACGCGTTGTAAAGGCTGCGCAGCCGATCCACCGGGATGCGGTTGAAGCGCTTCGTTCCAGCCGCGCGGCAGGCGATGGCCTTCACCTCGTCCACCGTGACCTCGCGTTTCATCTCACGGCAGTAGCTGAAGATGGCGGCCATCACCCGCTTGCGCCAGCGGTCAGCCTCAGCCAAGCCCGGTGTGGTGAGCGTGGTTAGCCGGTCGCAGACCTCCATCAGGCCGCGGCAGTCCAAGTCCAGCGAGCTCTCCACGCCGTAGGCCGAGAGGATCGTGCGCTTGCCGTCATCATCGATGCCAGCCTTACCCAGCAGGGTGTGAAAGCGCTTTACCAAGCGCTTCTTCTCTCTTTCCATGAATGTTGTTTCCATACTTCGTTTTTGATTAGTTGTGATTGATCATTCTACATAAAACTTCGCGGCCATCTCTTCCGAGATCACGAACTCTCCATTGCCTCCGAAGCGGCTTGTAACGAAGGCCTTAAAACCTCGCACGGAGAAGATCACGTCCGAGTCTCGCATGATTTTCGTGGCTACACTGCCGTCCGGACTGGTGCCCCGGTTGTTCTTTACGTGGCTGATAAAGACGAAAAGCGTGCGGGGAAAATCGAGCCTGAGCCGACGGTATTCCGAGTACTTCAGATCCATGAACTGCACCGAGTCGATGAAGACCACCCGCACCGTGCGGCTATGCTTGAGACGGTACACCAGATCCTCAAAGAACTCCCGATTGAGTAGGACGAAGTTGTGACCTGCCTCTACCAGTCCGTGGCGCTCTACGGCCATGCGGAGCGACTTGTTGATACCCTCCTCCACGCTGTCGTAAGCCACTTTGCGATGCTTAGCCAGCGCTTTGGCCAGAATCATAGCCATCGAGGTCTTGCCGTTCTTCGAGGGGCCGTAGATGAACCACGCTCCGCCGGCGATCTCTGCCTTTCCAATGGCTTCATCCAGTTCCGCACCGAGGCTCACTCCTTCCGGATCTGCCATGCGTGCCAGCTCACGTGCGCCGTATGACCGCTTCAGCTTCATTCGGCCGTCTCCTCCTTCCGTTCTTCGGCCTGCCGACGCATGCGGTTAAAGGCATGGCACTTGCGCTTGACGCGCCTCAGGTCGCCTTCGCAGTCCTTCTTCACGGTCTCAATCTCGCGCAACCCTTCTACGCCATTGGCCCGGCAGACGTCCGAGATGTCCGTCGCGCTCAGCCCCGGCATGGCCACGAAGCGCCGGCCGATGCGGGAGTAGATCTCCTTGTAGCCCTTCTTGTTCAGGCGCAGACCGCGGCGCACCTTCTTCTCCAAGTAGTCCGTGGCCATCAGCACGATGCCGCAGTAGTCCTCTAACTTGTTGTAGAAGGTGATGAAGAAGAACATCACCTGATCGCTCAGCTTGTCGGCCTCGTCGAGGATGATCAGCGGGTTCTCGCGCCGCTTGAGCTCCATCACCACGTCGTCCACCATGTCGCCCACCGTATCGCCCGCGGGGTTCTTGCCCATCACGCGGAGCAGCTCGCGCAGGAAGGTCTTGCGGTTCCAGTACTCCGAGCAGGCCAGCACGTAGACGTTCGGGTTTTCGGCCCCGTAATGTGCGGCCGTCAGTGATTTGCCTGTCCCCGCCTCGCCGCATACGGCCAGCACGAGGGCATTCTCCTGCGCGTCAGCAAAGATGTCCGACAGCGCCCTGTAGTTCCTTGTTTCCACTATGTTCCATCTGGTTTGTTTCACTCCGATCTGTGCCGCTATGCTGCGCCACATCTTCTCATTGATCAGCTCCCACTTGCCGGTCACGATCTGCGTCACCGTGGCAGGGCTGACCCCTACCAGCGAGGTGGCTGCCCGCTTTTGGCTGCCCTTCATCTCGCAATACTCTCCGAGTCGCACCCGGATCATCTCTTTCTCTTCGTTCGTTATCATTTTATAGTTCGTTCAAGTAGTTGTAATCGTCCTCCAAGGCCGGTACCAGCATGGTTTCCTTCTTTAGTACGGCACCGATGTCCTCGGGTTGTTCTTTCTGCTTTGCCTTCGCCTTCTTCAGCTTCTTCTTTTCTGGCTGCTCTTGTCGCTGCCTGTAGGCCGCCTCCTTCGCGGCACGCTCCACGCCGCGCAGCTGGGGCATCCGGAGGCCATATAGGCCGGGGTGCATACCCTGCCGCTCGAGAAGCTCTTCGGTGGCCTCCTGCATGTTCGCCCGCGCCACCTTGTTGGCCAAGTTCATCTGGCTGATGAAGCTGCGTTCCTCGGCCGTCTGCTCCTGACGGGCGCGGCTGACCTCGATGTACTTCCGGGCGAAGGTGACGAACCGCAGCTGCCCTTGCGAGTCTCGTGTGTAGAGCGCCACCGTCGTCATGTCCTCCGGGTCGTAGCCGACAAAGAAGTCGCGGCCGACGTTGCCCCGGAGGAACTCTCCGTCGGGCAGGCCTTCCGGGGTCAGCACCTCCCACGTGTAGCGCTGTCCGTCGATCGTCTTCTTCAGCCCCGAGGCGGTGTATTTTGAGGAGTGCTCCTCGTCCCGCTGGCCGAAGATCCGGAGCATGTCGAGCGCCGTGACGGCCGTCGATTCGGGGTTGACAGACTGGGTGTACATGTCAATCCGGCGCTGACCTGTAGCCGGGTGGGGCGCCTCGTTCCACTCCTGGCGACGCCGAGCGTAGAGCTTCCGGATCTCCTCGAGCGAGGGCAGGTCGCGCCGGTTGGCAAGGATGAACTCCCGGTTGGCATGGCTCTCGTCTTTCTTGGCCGTCACGTTCTGACCGGTGAAGAACCAGTCGCGGTGCAGATAGTCGGCTTGGAAGCGGCCGAAGACGCTCTCTATCGTTTTCGACTTACCGTTGTAGGGCTGCGTGGGTATGGCCAGCTGGGCCATGTTGTGGAAGAAGTCGCTGTTCTTCAGTTTGCCGTGTCCGCCTTGGTTGTCGAAGCGGATCTCGTACGGCTTGCGGCCTGCCGTCTGGAGGGCCATCTTGTAGGCGAAGAATTGCGCCTCCACGTCCTCTCGCGGGCTGATGTGGTAGCCCAGCAAGACCTCGCTGTAGGCGTCCATCACCTCATACACGCAGCAGGTGGCCACTCGTCCCTCCGAGTCGCGGTAGTAATAGTTCAGGCGCGTACCGTCACCATACCAGATGGCGTCGCGCACCTCCGGCAGGGCCGTCTTGTGGTGGCGGGTGAAGAGCTCCTTGGCCTTCAGCTCGCCGTGGCGCAGGCCGTACCACAGGGGGCGCACCTCGGGCCGATCCAAAAGGCGCCGGATGGTGTTCTCCGAGCGGACGGGCTTCCACCCGCGCTCCCGGGCCACGCGGTTATACGCCTCGAAGAGCTGCTTCACCGTCAGGCGGTCGACGGGTGTGGCGTAGCGGGCGATGAGCCATTCTCTGGCCTCCTCCTCGAGGCGCAGGGCGGTGTCGTTGCCGTAGTTCTTCGATACGAAGGCGGCGTAGCCCTCCTCCTTGAAGCGCATGACGAGCCGGCGGAAGCCGCGTTCGCTCATCGGCAGTGAGTTTGGCAGACCCTTCGTCTGCTGCTCGGCGGCGTAGGCCACGGAGTCGCGCCAAAACTCACCCATCGGGATGTTGCGGTGCGCGCGGATCACCTCGAGTCGGCCGAGCAGGTGGCGCACGATGGTGGCGTTGTTCGTGTATCGCGTGATGGTGTCTTCGGGCAGATGCGCCTGGGCCTCTCCGTAGGTGTAGTCGCGGAAGAAGGCGGCGGCCTCGGCGTCTATGGCCGGCCCCGTGGCGCGCGGCGCCTTGCCCTGCTCCTCCCGCCGCCCGAACGCCCGCTCGATGGCGGCAATGCGCTCCGGCCGACGGATCGACCACGCGTCGATCAGCGTGCAGTCGTGCTGGCCCCGGCGGTAGATCGTGAGATCGCCGCGCTTAGAGTCGTTCTTGAACTGGTCACGGGTCAGCCCCGCTTTCAACCAGCTCTCCACGCTCAGGCACAAGTGGCCGTCCATCATTTGATACATGGTGCTTTACTTCTTTACAGCTTCGCTTATCGGCTCGAACGTCAACCGGCCTAAGGGGTCTATCCGCAGGTGGTCTTCACTGAGTAACCGACCCTCACGCATCAAGCGCTGAATACCGACACACCCGTCAGGCACCTCTTCTTGGAGTTGCAGTACTTGCTGTCTGAATCCGGCCATGAACCATCCCACGGCGTGGTTTGTCAATGCCTCTGGAAGGGGTATAGCCTCAAGCGCCTCTCGAGATAGGAACAGCTGTATAAGGGGCAGCGCCTCCAATTCCTCTTCCTCCGGCGTCGGCCGGCAGGAAAAAGCCGACCGAATCACGCTCCATACGTCGGAGAGCCAGTGTTGTATCGGTGTTCTTGACTTCATTTTAAGTGTGTGTGGGGGGATAGTCCGGCCGGACGGCCGTTTCGTGTTTCGTTATTCGTTTATCAACTTGAAAATCATTGTCCGGTTCGGGGGAGTCGAACCCCCGCGGCCGTGTGAGAGCCAGCCGTCAAAGCCCTGAACCGGTGCCCCCGCAGCAGAAAGAAGAGATGAAAGAAAACTGCGGAAGCGGCGTTTAAACGCCATTTGAAACCCATTTTATCGGCGTTTTATGGGGGCAAACCGATATAGGCCGGCCCGTGTACGCCTCGAACAAAAAAGCAATCAGTATTTCTCTAAGTAGTCCGCGATTCGTTTGAATCGCTTCCGGTCGCATCGATAAATCAGCCATGCCACAGCGATCAAAGCCGCATACAGGGCCGATTCAACCACCGGATGGCAGTCCGCCGTGGGACTGCACGAAAGCAGCACCCCGAGGCACCCGAACCGTAGCCACATCCCCGCGCTGGTCATGCGCAGCGCACCCAAAAACATGTTCAGTATTTCCATCGTCTAAGTCGCTCTTTGTTTTTAGCAGGCGCCTCTACGCTCCTTGGAGGTATCGTTCCACCCGGTCTGCCGTCAGGCGGACCGACTGCCCCTCGTCCGAGTCGAAGAGATACCTGTCCAACTCCTTATAGCGGTAGCGCACCATCTCTCGGCGCCCTCGGCCCGTGTACCAGTAGCACGCCCCGGGTCTTAGCAGTCTTGTGTTCATATATAATTCCGATCGATTGTTGTATGTCCGTCATTCGCATTCCGACACCCTGTCTTTCACCGTATCCGGCCCAAATACGAACCGGTACATCCGTCTTCGGGTGTGAAACACATAGCGCCCGTCACCGTTGTCACCCGTGTGCGTCACTTCCACGTCCTTCCCATCCATCGTCCGGTAGATATACCGCGCGCCGATGATCAGTTTGTTTGCGTCCATGACTCAATCCTCCGGATGGCTCGTTCCACATGCGGCCGGCCCAGCATCATTTGCCCCACCCGGGGGCGCGGGAGGTTGAAGACGTAGATCCGTCCTCCCTCCCGTACGCCCTCGAAGCGCAGCGGGCCTGTACGCCCGTCCTTGCCGAGGTAGATATACTCCTCGCCCGGCACTAATTCACTTGCATCCATCGTTCAATGCAGCTTTTCCCATCTCAAGGAATGCGGCCATCTTCATAAATGGGCCGACCTTTTCATCGTGCCACATGGCCCTGAACATCCTCCGCAACTGCTTTTCGTTTCCTCCTAAGGCACCGGTACTATCGGTATTGCCTTTGTCATCGTCCTCTATCGCAACCATTACGACCGCGCGATAGGCGGCCTTTTGGTCGGCCATGTCCATCAGCACGTCTGACATTTCGTCAGCACGCTGGATAAAGTCGCTCTTCGGAGCCTCGGAGCCTGCTTCTACGTTTTCCTTCTTCGCTTCCATCACTCCTGCGTTGTTTCCAAGTTATCCTCTTCCTCTCTACGTGCCATCGCCTGTTCAAGCACCCCGCGGAGGTCGTCGTCGTCCAATAGCCCATCCAGCATTTCCGTCAGTATCCATCGGGGGCCCGTGTAGCTGAAGGCAAACCGCAGTCGGCCGTCCTCCGATTCTTCGCCTGCACTGACCAGCATCGTGCGACCTTGCGGCTGCTCGTCGGCCATCGCCTTCAACTCGTCGGCATGCTCCATGGCACGCGCCAAAAGCGGCAGCCCGGCCAGCGCGGCCTCGTCGTTACACTTCACGTTCTTCATCTCGTTCTCGTTGTTGTAATTTACAGTTTGCATATTGTTAAATATTGGTTGATTAGCTATTCTCTTATTCTTGTTCTCTCGCGGTAGCCTCCGGCCGGCAGGGCCGCACACGCTTGAGGCTTCGTTTTTAGCTATTCATGATTAGCTCGATCGCTTCGCTCAGCGCGTCAATACGCGCCTGTGCTCTCAGCAGTTCTACATACAGCGGGTGCGCCGCCCGGACGATCGCCTCGTCCATCAGTTCTTCTTCCAATCGCTCTGCGTCTTCTCGTGCTGTCTCCAACCGGCAGCCCAGTTCGCCGACGACCGATTCGTACGTCTTTACCTTTTTCATTTTCTTCATGTGGGGGTGTTATACGTTGGGTTTAAACCGAAGGCGGATCAAGTTAGCCATCAGGTGAGCCGCTTGCAGCTGCGCCGGGTTGTTGCTGTAGCATTTTTTCGCTCGGCTGATGAACTCATCAATAGTGAAGTCTATCCAGTCAAGTAGGATCATAGGCCTTCCGTTGGTCGCTAAGTAAGCAGTCAGCGTGCCCAGCTCGTCAAAACCTTGGTAGACGATGTAGTCATCTGTGTTTTTGATGTCTGCCCCGTTCCGGAACCGCGCCGCACCGTATACGTATGTGCCAAGTCCGTGCACCAGTGCGTTTCCTCCGACCTTAGCCGTGTCACAAATGTTTGCCAGCCCGAAGACCTTAGCGCATTCGCCTACTTGTGCTTGGCCGATCAGACAGCCATGATCAAAGACCTGTGCGTGTCCGAAGGCCAAAGCAAAGTCTCTCAGCCGCGCTGCGCCCCAGACCTCTGCTTCGTCAGCCACCCACGCCTCGTCGATCACGTTATACGTGCCCGCTACGAATCCGCCCGTCTGTCCAGCCTTGGCGTGCTGCGAGTCCCGTGTGGCCACGATCCGGTGCAGCGTGACGCCGGCCTCGTTTACTCTCGTCTCTTCTGTTAGTTTGAAGTGCTTATCCATCATTTTTTCTGTTTATGTTGTATGGGTTACGGGCGCCTCGGCCGGGGCACCCGGGTAGGGTTAGTTCAGGTTGAAATTCAGCTTGATCACTTCTACAATTGCCCGGAACGTCCGTCCGCTCGGCATATCGCCGATCAGGGCCGTAAAGGCTTCGAGAGTCTCCGAATAGTGCTCGAAGAGCACGCCGATCTCTCCATTCTTTTCGCGGAAGGCCGTGAGCGGATCATGTTTCCACTGGCCGAAGCCCTGAAACACGCAGTAGTCTCCGATGTGCTCAACGAGTGCCTGTCGGCCGATATTCGCCCAGCCGAACATCTGAGCATGCCCTGTGACCTCTGCTTCGCCTTCTATTCTCGTTATGCCATACACCTCGGCCCGTTCGTGCACCTCAGCTTGTCCGCCGACATAAGCCATCCCACCGACACAGGCGTTGTCGTACACTCGTGCGTCTTTTCCGACACACGCATAATCACGGATATGGGCCTTGCCATACACACGGGCGTTGTCGAGCACACGAGCGTTGCCATACACACAGGCGAGGCCACCCACGTAGGCATGGCAGAACACTAAGGCCTCGCCCCATACCTCCGCGTAATTGTCCACCCACGCCTCGCCGATGAGGTTGGATTCACGCTCTACGAAGCCGCCCAGCTGCCCAGCCTTGGCGTGCAGCGAGTCGCGTGTGGCCATGATTCGGTGTAGCTTGACGCCGGCCTTGTTTACTTTCGTCTCTTCCGTTAGTTTGAAGTGCTTATCCATCTTCTTGTTTCTGTGGAGGCGGTTAAGCCAAGTTGAACTTCAGCTTGATCAGGTCAATCACCGCCTGATACATCCTGTAGTCTTCATTTCCGTTGAACGCCCTCACCACGGCCTTATTCACCCGGTCAATCGGGTAGACATCCTCGCCGAAAGCGATCCGCACTGAGCCGTCAGCCGCTCGGTAGGCCGTCGTCTGCTGGTTCGGTCGACCGATATTCAGCAGCGAGCAGTAGCCCCTCGTATGCCCCACAAAGGCATCCTCCCCGATCCGTACCGACCCGACCAGCTTGGTGTCGCCAAACACGTGCGCATTGTCCGTCACCCGCACCGTTCCGCCCAGCTCCGAGCGGCCATAGATTTGCGCTTCGCCCTCGGCGCGCGCCTGACTGTGCATGCGAGCCTTGTTGTATATGCAGGCCTGTCCGCCCGCATAGCTGTATCCATACAGCCGTGCCTCGCCCCACACCCGGGCATCGTCGGCCACCCACGCTTCGTCGGCGAGGTTGCTTTCCTTCTCTACGAAGCCGCCCTTCTCGCCCACCTTGGCGTGCCGCGTGTCGCGCGTCGCCTCGATCCTGTGCAGCGTGTGGCCGGCCTTGTTTACTATCGTCTCTTCTGTCAGTTTGAAATGCTTTTCCATCTTTCTTTCTGTTTGGGTTTGTTTGTGTGTGATCATCTCAGCTGTTCGATCATCGCCATCATCTGTTCCTCCGAAAGCGGATCCACATAGTTTTTCTTGTTCTTCAGCGCCCGCTCCTGTAAAGCCCGCACTACGCTCGGCGATGGATCAGGCATTCGCCCCGTAGCCACCCGCAACACATAGTCCGCCGAATAGCACGTCCGCCGCGCTACGATCCCCACGTCTCGCTGCTCCAAATACCGCCTCATCCGCTTGATCATTACTGCCAGCAGTGCCTCCCGCTGATCCTTCGTCAGCTCTGCCCCCGGCGCCACGTAGTAGCCATACTTCCACAGGCTCGGAAGCACCTCGCTCGTCACCCATTTCCGAAAAGCCTTCGCTTGCGGCTTCCTACTTTGGAATATCAGAGCATACATGCCCGACTCATTGACGTACGTAAGTTCCTGTTTTCCACCAAGGGTGTCGGTACTAACGACCCCCTTTTCGTCATCGTCCAGTGCTCGGATAGCGTCCCGGTTGTTCTTAATGTCCAACACCTCGCAGACATCCTTTGCAGCGAACCACGGCTCACCCTCCACCATCTGCATCCGGATCGATGCGTCCTCTTTCCATTGTAAAATGCTCGTTTCCATAGTCCTCTAATTCAATACGATTGCTTGTTCGGTTCCTTTCTCTTTCAGGCCCATATCCAGCGCCCGTTTCCGGATCCGCTTGGCCAGGTCACTCTGCGTTACGCCGTCCAAGGCCGATCGCACGCTTTTCGTGGTCACTTGGAAGGCCTTAGCCAGCTCCTTTACCGCTTCGGGGTCTCTCAGAATCTTTGTCATTTCTTCGTTCGTTACGTTTATTCCTATTTTTAGCGCGTCTTCCCTTTTGGAAGACGCTGCAAATAAAATGACAGTTTTCATTTCTCGCAAATAACTGAGTGACAAAATTCATTTCACCATATATGAAAGCAATAGAGCGGCTCTATGAGTATTTGAAAAACAAAGGGATACGTCCGACCAATTTTGAGAGAGAAATCGGCCTCTCAAGCGGCTATTTAAGCGTGCAACGCAAGAGAAAGGCCGATATGGGCGAATCGATACTGACAAAAGTAAGTGACAATTGTCAGGACTTAAGCATGGAGTGGCTTCTGACGGGTGAAGGATCTATGCTTAAGACACAGCCAGCTAATTCGGCTGGGCATGTGGTTATCGGCGACTTTAAGGGGGCAACAAGCCACTTTGGTGATATATCTATTTCGAACGGTGCAGAAAGAGACGCCCTAAACACGAAGGAGGGAGTAAACATTGATGGCTCAAAAGCAGAGATGAATCAAATACTGGCGGCAGAAATAGAGCGACTGAAAGCTCAAGTTGATTTATTGATGGCCCAGAACAAAGAGCAGACATCCCAAATCGGAGTACTGCTCAACAGACTTTCTGTCAATTCCGAGAAATAGCCCTATATAAGGTATAGGGGCACACCGTCCGAACAACTGGATAGAGGCACGCACACCTATGTGCGTCCCGCTTTTGCACACCCTTTTGTCTATGAATCGACCTATGCCCGCACATACGCCCATTTGAACCTCGAAAAATCAGCGGTTTCTGGGCGTAAATCGTTAATTCACAGCGTAGAGCACCATATTTTGGCACCCCTGTTTAACACTGATTTAACACGCGTCAAATCGTTTTTGACCTTTTGCAACGGGTGTTTAACCAAACTCGCGACGCGATTTTGACCCCAGTTTGACCCCAGTTTGACCCCAGTTTGAAAAACATGCGACTTTTTGAACGGGTCCGCGGCGGTTTTGAACATTCAGGCGTTTGGGGGCCTTTTTCGGCCTTTCTGGGGGTCTCTCTCGGCCTCCATTCCTCCCTGTTTATCAGTCGAATAGTGCATAAGGGAGCGCGCCTGAGGCCCTTATTCAGCCCCATGCGTACACCCTCGCTCCCTGCACTCCCATCAGCAAGCCCTTTCAAACACCCCCAAAACGCCCTCAAACCCGCCTCACACGCGGTTTTTGGCCCTTTCCTCGTCCCTTCCCCCCTCACCCATTCAAACGCCCCTCAAACGGCGTCCAAACGCCCTTCAAACCCGCATCAGTAAAGCGTTTGCAAGCAGATGTCGCCTTCAGGGCAAAAAAAAGGGCTCTCGCAGGCCCAAAACGTAAAGCAGATGTAAAGCAAACGTCAAGCTCTTGGACAATTCGTTTTGCACCCCTTTTTCTGTATCTCCCTATTTCTCAGCCTTTTCCCACATTCCCCTTTGGACACTTCGTTTTGAGGGCCCCACCTGATCTTCCATATATCCTGCATTCAGGAACT